TTGCCGAGTTCTTCAAAGTCATTCGGGCTTGGCGTGGCCGTACTACTTAGACGATATGGCACACTTTGCGATAGGCTGATAATGCGCTGGCGTGTCTTGCCATCGTGAGCTTTCAGAATAGATGATTCATCAAGAACCAAACCATGCAATTCTGAAAAATCAATGGCATCCATGCGCTCATAGTTTGTGATCCAGATGCCGTTTTCAGGTATATCTTGTCCAAGCGGCACGCGCTTGATTTCAATGCCGAATTTCGATCCTTCTTCGATGGTCTGTTCCGATACAGCCAATGGCGCAAGAATCAACACCTTGCCGCCAGTGTGCGACTGCACATCACTAGCCCACGACAATTGCATGATTGTTTTGCCAAGGCCGGTATCAGCAAAAACAGCAGCACGCCCGCGCCGAATCGCCCAGCTAACAATTGCGTGTTGGAATGGTTTCAGGTATTCATTCAGTGGCCCTGGCGCATGACCTGTTGCAACTTCTGATCGGCGCTTGTTTTTTACAAAAACCTCGTAATCCATACAATCCTCCCGCCCAGGCTCTCACCTGGGCATTGTTGATAACTTATCTAGCCCACGGAGGCGCAGCAATTGCGCCGGTTTGCTGGGCTTGCGGCACGGCTGGCATTTGCGTCATTTGCATATTCGCGCCTTCCAGAGCCTTGAATGCCCGCACTTCATTGCGCGGGTCATAGCCTTCCTGTTGGCTGATATCCAATTTGATCTGCACCGACTTGCCCAGCAATTGATCGGTGTCTTTCAAAGATGCTACGCCAATCGAGCGAATCAGATCGCCAAGCTGGGCGCGCCCGATTTCCTCGGCCTTGATGTTTTGATTGCGGATGTTGATATTGCCGAAAACAACGCGGCCTTGATGAGTGGGGCCAATGATGTCATAGCGCACAGCAATATACTGACCACTTCCGTTTTTGGTCGTTTTCAGTTCTGCGCCTGCAATAGTGGCCGAGTACCATCCCTTCGGCAGCGGGTCAAAAGACGATTGGTTTTGCGGCAGTTTGTCCGCGTCGAATGTTTCGTGAAGAAGTGCCATGATTGTTTATTCCTCAATTTGAGTGATAGAAAAAGAAGGGCGACCGGGCTTGGCCGTAATTGCGCCTGACAGCGGGATTGTGATTTCGTAAGATGCGTTTTTCCATGCCTCCATATTGATTTCCGGTTTCCAGCGAAACAGGCTAGACAGATGATCAGTCAGGCCGTTTTCTGCTGCAAGCTCTTGCAGCTTGTCAGAATTGACCGTTCGATTGATGCGGCTGACAATTTTGACATTGCAGCTATCCAGTCGCAGAGTGTTTGTGCCATCGGCGTTTTCTGGTATATGTGCCAGCGCCAGCATTTCATCTTCGATCTTGCGGCGCTCCTCTTTGGCCGCGTCCTCTTTGTGCTTTTCTTGCAACCATCGTTGCGACAATTCTGCCAGGTCAGTCATTTTTACCTCCAATTTTTGCAATGATTGCGCCCAGATCTGGCGCTTCCCATGCGGCAAGTTTTCCGCTGCGGTCTTTTGCCAGCCACAGACCATCGCTATCACACATTAGCGCACGCTGCGTATTTCCTTCCGCGTCTTTCTCGACTCGCAAGGCCAGTACTTCGTCGAAGAAGTAGGGCAGAGCCTGGCCGGTTTTGTTGCCAGGCATAGACGGCCCGTACAAAATGCGGCCTTGTTCGTCCTGCGTTTTTTCCAGTTTGGCGCTCATGTAAACATTCTTGCCGCTAATGTCGCGGAAAGCGCGAATAATATCGGCCATCTGCTCCTGCATTGCGCCGTAAGCCTGGCGCGGGTCTTTAGTGGCCTTCTTTTCTGCATTGAGTACAACTTCTGCAATTTCGCTAATCGAGTCCAGCGCAACAGATTGAAAGCCTTTTGCATCCGCAGATTCTGTAAGCCACTTATACGCCTCTTGCAAAGTTGCCATGTCGCCAATTTCGATATACGGCAGGTCTGCGTCTTGAATGGAAAGCAAACCGCCTTCTGCCGATAGCACAATTGGATTTGGCAAAGTCTTAATCAGACTTGTCTTGCCAGCGCCAGCCGCGCCATAACAGAGTACTTTTACGCCGTTGGCAGACAAGCTGCCCGTTGTTTTTACGTTGATTGCCATTTATATATCCTCCTGATTTAAGCTACAACTTCACATGTCGAAATGCGCTTTTTTGCGCCGACTTCGCGCTTTGCAATGCCTTCTGCATGATATGTCTGGCGCTTTGCTCCGGTACGGGACGTGTAACCAACTGGCGCTTCACCGTCGATCTCAAGCACATCGAGTACTTGCGCCATGCCTTTGCTAATCTGTTCAGCCTTCGCCTTAATTGTCACGCCGCGCCAGCCCGCTTGCGTGTAAACAGATGCGTTGTATTTGATTGTCATCGCGGTCATGATCTTTTCTCCTGTTGCTGACTTGTCGGGAAATCCGGTTAGTCAGTGATTGGAATCATAGCGCATATTCTGGTATAGTGCAAGCACTTTCAAAAAAATTTTTACATGGGTGCACTATATGATGACTATCGAGCAGATCAAGATACGGCTGGCTGATGCAAACTTGAAGAGGGTCGCAGAGAATGCGGGTGTTCATCCGGCTACGATCTATCGATTTATGCAACAGCAGTCTCAGCCGCTCTACGAGACGGTCAAGGCGCTGTCTGACTATCTGGAGAAAAACGCAGCAAAAATCGAGGGGTAAATTATGGCGGATTTGCAACTCGTTTTGGGTGGCCCATGGACTCCGCCCGCTCCTCTTGCGCCAAAAGCGCCGGAAGATCAGCTAATCGAGTCTATGCTTGATGCGGGACTAACTCCGCCAGATCATGTGATTCTCGATGGCCGAATGCACCGCTTCAGCAACGGCAAAAAAGACAAGACCGCGTGGTATATAGCCTTTTCCGATAACGTGCCATCTGGCCGCTTTGGTTGTTGGCGCGCTGGCATTGATGTGTCCTGGCGGGCAGACATTGGGCGCAGATTGACGCCAATCGAGGAAATGGCAAACGCAAAACGCACCGCCGAGGCGCGCGCCATTCGTGATGCGGAGATTGCCAAGGCGCGAGAAATCGCCGCTGATACGGTTGAACAAATATGGTCTAGTTGCGTTCAGGCAACAGCCGAGCATCCATATTTGTCAAAAAAAGGCGTACAGGCACACGGCGCACGGGTAACGGGCGATGGCCGATTGGTAGTGCCGCTTTTCGATTCGGACGGCGATCTTTCGACGCTGCAATATATCTCTGCCGATGGTGGCAAGATGTTTCATCCTGGCGGGCAGTCTGGCGGAAGATTCTGGATGCTGGGCGCTGTTGATAGCGCGGGGCCGCTTTATGTGGTCGAGGGCTTCGCCACAGCCGCAACAATCAACGAGGCAACAGGCATGCCGTGCGTGGCCGCATACAGCGCATCAAACATTGTGCCGGTAGTGGCAACACTGCGCAAAGAATATGGGCCAGCACCGGAAATTGTTATCGTGGCCGATCATGACGCGCATGGCGTAGGCAAGAAATTTGCGGATGAGGCCGCGGCAAAGCACGGCGCAACGGTCATTTTGCCGCCAATCGAGGGCATGGACGCTAACGATTATGCGCAAGCCGGGCATGATCTGAGCGCGCTGCTGAATCAAAAACCAGATGACGATTGGTTGATACCGGCAGATGATTTTAGCGCCCAGCCAGCGCCTATTTCGTGGCTGGTAAAGCATTGGCTACAGCGCAGCGCGCTAATGATGGTGCATGGGCCAAGTGGAGGCGGAAAAACATTTGTAGTTCTTGATTGGTGTCTGCGAATGGCAAGCCAGACTGCGGAATGGGCCGGGCATAAGGTGCGGCCTGCCAGCGTGGTTTATTTGGCCGGCGAGGGGCATCATGGGCTTCGTGGTCGTATTGCCGCGTGGAAGCATCATCATCAATGCAAAAGCCTTGCAATGTGGCTATCAAAGGATGGGTGCGACTTGAACACGCCGGAAGGGATGCAAAAAGTAATCCGCAACCTGAGAAAACTTGAAAATAAACCAGATTTGATTGTTGTCGATACTTTGCATCGTTTTTTAAGCGGAGACGAAAACAGCGCACAGGACGCGAAAACAATGATTGATGCGTGCGCAGAAGTAATGCGTGAGTTTAATTGCGCGGTTATTTTGGTTCACCATACTGGTGTAAGCGAAGAAGCGCAACATAGGGCACGAGGATCTAGCGCGTGGAAAGGCGCATTAGATATTGAGATTAGCGTTATTCCAGCAAAAGGAAACAATCCAATGCAAATAGTTCAAAGAAAAACTAAGGATTCAGAAATTGCGCCAGATATTTATGCGAGCTTGCAATCTGTAGAAATACCTGGCTGGATTGATGAGGACGGACATAAAGTAACAAGCGCCGTTATTCAAATTGAAGACGCGCCAGCCAAACAAAGCACAAAATCAGGCGTTGCGGATGATGTTAAAACATTTAAAAACGCATGGGAAAAGAAAGGAAAAGAAACAAGAGACGGAAAACCATATCTCACAAGAAGCGCGCTTCAAGATTATTTGTGCGAATTTATGGAGCTAACACCATCAACAGCAAAAACATATGTAAAACCAGGAAGGCCAGACACATTAATTTATAACTTGCTACAAGCAAATATTATCGAACCATACCATCAGCACGGATGGGTAGTAGTAGAAGAAGGAGCGGCATCATCAATGCTTCTTTCGGCGGCGTAACAAAAAGCAACAAAAGGGGAAAAGAGGGGAAAAGAGGGGATTTTCCCCTCTGGCAAAACATCAGAAAAGAGGGGAGGGGATGGGATACCCCCTTTAGGGAAGGGGTATCCCCTCTCCCCTCAATGATGCGGGGTATTTTTTGGAGGTGACGATGGGTATCGGAAGGTCGTATGTTGGCAAGCCTGACATGATGTTTGAGTCTGGCGCGTGGGATCATGCTGCATGCTGGACAGATGACGATGAAAAAATACAGTGGTTTTTCTTTTTCAGATATCAGGAACATTCAACAGAATGGAAAACATATAAAGTTGTTGCAAACGGCCGAGTTTACAAAAAAGCAAATTATTGGTTTGCTGTAAATGTAATTACAGGACAGCTTGCATTTTCTAAAGATTTAGAGGCAATGAAAACGCATAGAAACCGGCTTTATGCAAAAACAATGCAAATTGTTTGTGAAAAATAATTGTGCTACAATCCACACAACCGCACAATCCAATCCTCCCTGGATCGTTGAGCGCCTCAGCCCCGGTAGGCGTATCGATGCGGAACCGGGGCAACTATCAACTGGAGCACACATGAGCGAGGCATTCAAAACACAGATTGACGGAAACCATTATTCAAAGCTGGTTATTCAGCCAATGCAATATTCAATGGCGAATAAACTTGATGCCTGCCAGCATACGATTATTAAATACGTCACGCGATTCAGAGATAAAAACGGGCGAGTGGATTTGGAAAAAGCAAAGCACGTTATTGATATGTTGATTGCACTGGAATATGGCGAATCATGACAAAAGCAAAAGAATATAAACTCACGATTAAACAAGAGGCATTTGCCCGCGCATATGTTGAAACTGGCAATGCAAGCGAAGCATATCGGCGCGCATATAATGCCGAGAATATGAAGCAGGAAAGCATTGCGGTAAATGCATCAAAGACGCTGGCGCATGCTAACGTCGCGCTAATGGTTCAACAATTAAAGGACAAAGTAACAGAGCGCCACGAAATCACAGTGGATAGCCTCGTAAACGAACTGGAAGAAGCGAGACTCGCGGCACTTGGCGCAGAGAATCCACAAAGCGCAGCCGCAGTTGCAGCAACAATGGGCAAGGCAAAGATTCTTGGCATGGATAAACAGATTCTCGATCTGAAATCTTCGGACGGCTCAATGTCTCCACACGCAGGACTGGACGTTAGCAAGCTATCAGCCGCAGCCATGGCGGAAATCCTGGCGGCTAAAGATGCTGCTGAACGATGAGGAATTGTTGCGCATTGAGCGCGCCTACTGCGCACAGTCTCTGGCGCAGTTTGCAGAGCGCGCATGGCACGTTTTAGAGCCTGCTACGCCGCTTAAATGGGGCTGGGCGCTGGATGCAATCTGCGAGCACCTGGAGGCCGTCACAAGCGGCGAAATCAAGCGACTTTTGGTGAACGTACCGCCAGGGTGCATGAAAAGCCTTTTGACCGGGGTTATCTGGCCAGCATGGGAATGGGGTCCGCGAAATATGCAGGCCATGCGATACCTTGGCACGGCGCACAAGCAGGATTTGGCGGTGCGCGACAGCACGAAATGCCGCAGATTGATTCAATCGGAGTGGTATCAGAAATTGTGGCCTGTTGAGCTGACAGGCGATCAAAATGCTAAGACCAAATTCGAGAATATCAAGACCGGATTCAGGGAATCAATGTCTTTCACATCCCTTACAGGAAGCAGGGCGGACCGGGTGCTAATTGATGACCCACTTTCCGCAGATGATGCAAACTCTGAGGCCGCATTACGCGCCGCAGAAATCACGTTCACGGAATCGCTTCCGACGCGAGTGAACAATGACCAATCGGCCATCGTGGTGATCATGCAGCGCCTGCACGAAAAAGACACGTCAGGCATCATTCTGGACCGCAAGCTGGGCTATACGCACCTATGCCTGCCAATGCGGTACGAAGTCGAACGCAAATGCACAACACCTATCGGATTCACTGACCCACGCACCAAGGACGGCGAATTGCTGTTCCCAGAGCGGTTCGGAGAGTCGCAAGTCAAGGAACTGGAAGCCATTCTCGGCAGCTACGCCGCAGCCGGACAACTCCAACAAAGACCTGCCCCTCGTGAGGGCGGTATGTTCAAACGGTCGTGGTTTAATGTGGTTCGTGCCATTCCAGCCAATACGCAATTCGTGCGGGGTTGGGACTTGGCCGCAACAAACGGGGCCGGTGACTGGACAGTTGGCACAAAGATCGGGCGCATGCCGTCCGGCAGGTTTCTGATTGCTGGCGTTGCGCGCGACCAGCTATCTTCTGCTGGCGTAGAGCGCCTGATTGTAAATACGGCGTCCCAGGACGGGTTAGAATGCCGCATATCGCTGCCGCAAGACCCCGGGCAGGCTGGCAAGGCGCAGGCATCCTATCTGGTGCAGAAGCTGGCCGGATACAATGTAACGACTAGCACAGAGTCTGGCGATAAAGTGACCCGTGCAAGTCCGATGGCCGCGCAAGCCGAGGCCGGGAATATTGATATTCTGGAAGGCGAATGGAACGACACATTTCTAAACGAGCTTTCCGTTTTCCCTGCCGGGTCGAAAGACCAGACAGACGCGGCCAGCCGCGCATTCAATGAGCTGGTGATGGCCAGCCGATTTAACC